ATTTATACTATTACTTTCTATTTATTATCTATTTATAAGTTCTAATCCAATTCTTAATTCTATACTTCTTATAGCACAGTTTTTAATAACTTTCTTAACTTTCTATTTTTTCTATAACTCTGGAGGTAATATTCATTTTCATCATTATTTTATAGCTCTAATTCTAATGCTAGTTTCAAAAAATTATCATTCATCTATAGTGATTATAATTCATGCTGTATCTTATGGTGTATTTATAGAAGGTATTAGTAAATGGGGGTTTGATAGTATTGCTTGGTGAAAATTGGTATAGAAAATTATAAAATATTTATCTATTTATAATTATAATACAATGACAACACCATTACCAGTTCCTCACGGTGCACCACCACAAAATTTTTTTAATAGATGTTTTGCTAATTTACCACCATTTCTTCCTGCTGATGCAGATTTAACATTATTAGCTAATACTATGCTTGATCCAAATGCTAGAGCACCTACACAAGGTTCCAAAGTATCTGCTGGTATGACTTATTTCGGACAATTTATAGATCATGATTTAACATTTGATGAATCTTCTCAATTAGGAACTACAGCTGATCTAGCTACTCTTAAAAATACTAGAACTAGTTTTTTTGATTTAGATAATGTTTATGGAGTTAGTAATCAATATTTAAATGCGTCTGGTCTATTTGATTTAGGTAGAAATGCGAACGGTGATGAAGATTTACCAAGAACACCAGCAGGTATTGCTATTATTGCTGATCCTCGTAATGAAGAAAATCAAATTATTGGTGAATTACAATTAGCATTTTTAAAATTTCATAATAGAGTATTTGGCGATGTTAGTATTGCTAATCCTGATTTTACACTTCAACAAAAAATTGATACTTCAAAACAAATTGTTACCAATCATTATCAATGGATGGTTGTAAATGATTTTTTAGCATCAATTACTGGAAAATTCTTTTCAAGATTATTTGATGCAAATGGTGTGCCAGTTATTAGTCCTGAAATACAAGCAATGTATCCAAATATGCCTATTGAATTTGCTGGAGCATTGTATAGAATGGGACATTCAATGGTTAGGGATGCTTATTATGTAAATAAGAATTTTGATGTATTTCCTATTTTTAGTCCAACTCTACCTGCACCTCTTATTACTAATCCTGATTTAAGAGGATTTCAACCATTACCTGCTAATTTTACTATAGATTGGAGTATGTTTTTCCCTATGCCCTTCTCTAAAGGTTTCCAAGTTGCCGAAAGATTTGATGTTTTTATAAATGAAACTTTATTTAATCTACCTATTATAGTAGCTGATACTGCTTCTCTTGCTGAAAGAAATTTATTAAGAGGAAAGACTTTTAATTTACCAACAGGACAAGATTTAGCAAGAGCTTTTGGAATCCCTGAAGAAGAAATTTTAACAAGAACTAAAGGAAATATGATTATTCAAACTCAAGATTTTCCAGTTATTACTGCTAATGATTTAAATCATTTAGAAACTGTTTTTGGAGATTCTACACCATTATTTTATTATGGATTAAAAGATAATCATGTTAATGGTAATGGAGAACATTTAGGTTCATTATCTTCCAAAGTTATTGGTGAAACTATCCTATGTTTAATGAAGAATAATCCTAATTCATATTTTAATAATGGCTTTAGACCTACCGCAGGACAATACGGTTGTGTATCATCTGGAGTTTATACATTTGCTGAATTCTTTACCTATGCACTAAATCTTCCACCATTTACAGCTACAGATCTTTTGCCAACTGCTTTTAGTAATTTCTTTGATCCTTTTGAAAACGGTCAATTTAAGATGGCTCTTGTAGGTCATGCATTAATGCCACAAGTTGGATTAGTTGCAGAACCAGTAATACAACCATGGCCTGGTAAAGTTTCTCATCAATTTGATCCAACACTAGAACTGGCAAACGTTACACAGATTGAAATTAATACTGTAGCAAATAATGCTGTAAAATTTGGTGTTGATACTACTCTAGCTATTGTAAGATTTTTAAATAATAGACATATTATTACTATAGCACAAGGATTAGTAGGTCCTGCTGCTCCAGATGCTCCAAAAGCAGCAATATTTCCACCTGCTGTAGCACCTGCGCCTTATGTACCACCTACAGTTGTATTAACTCCAGAACAAACAAGAGCAAACGCCATATTTATGGCTCAGGATGCCGCACTATTTATGCAGAAACCAGATGCAGTAAAAGATGCAGCTCGAGCTCAACAAGAGATTACTGATGCTCTAGGAGGACTTGTACCACCTGCAGCAGTAGTTGTTGTTTAATCTAAATAAAATATATTTATAATTTATTTAGTAAAAATTAAGCGTAAAATAAAATTAAGATTAAGCTTGTGAAATAAAATATTTATTAATATCTTCTTGTTTTCTAAAATAGTCATCTTCAATAGAATTAATCCATACTGATGGTTGTGTAAACATTGTTTTAAATATTTGTGATACATATATTGGCTGTGTTTCTTCTTCTTCTAATGTTCTTGGTATATATTTGTAAATTATTTTTGGTTCATTATTATTCCCAATTAAATTATTAGAAAAATAATATATAATTATTAATATTATACCTATTATTAACATTATTAAAAAAATTCCTTTTAATATTTCCATATATAATATCAATATATTATATATTATAATTTATTATTTATTGTGTAATTGATTATAAATCTGACTTATAGTCTCCATTTTTTGTTCTAATTCTTTTAATGTAGATTTACTAGATTCTAAATTATTTGTAATTTCTACTTTTTGATTTCTTACTTCTTTTAATTCACTTTCTTCTTTAGATAAATTTTTATATGATTCAATCTTATCTAATTGCTCTTCTAATGTAACACCATCCTCTAATGTTACTCTCTCTGTATTAACTTTAATTGGTTCTGGTATTTTAAAACTTTCTAATTGTCCTGTTCCTAATCCTGTAATTTCTGGAGCATCGTGTTTTCCTGTTACAACATTTGCACCTTGTAATAAACCTTCTTTTCTTTCAGCTTCTGCTTTTTCTTCTTCTGATAAAGAATCTTTATATGCCTTCATATATTGATTTAATTCTTGTTCTCTATATACTTGATTATCAACATTATTATCAGCTGTATCAACATTAAATGGTAACCATTTACCAACTTCTCCTACGAATACATGATGATATTTATCAACCTTTTGTAAATATTTAGCTCTTTCATCAGCTTCTTCATAAGTTTTATAAACACCTCTAACTTTTAAACCAAGAATTTTTTGATTTTTATATTGTTCTCTTTTATCTTCAGGAAAAGAAAGTGGAGTTAAAAAAGATAAACAAACAAAATTTTGTCCTTTAATAACTTTATCTTCATCTAAATAATCTTCTTGCAAGCTACTCATTTTACTATTATAGTTATAAAAATAAATTTAATTTTAAATAGATTTTTAGTAACAAGTTATTTTGTAATAATTACATTACAAACAGGGAAATTACAATCTAATATATAAAATAATACAGTATTAAAAGTTATAATATATAATATTTTTTCAGATGTAGATAAATAAGTGTTTAAAATAGTAGAAATAAAAAAATAGTTCAAAATTATATTTAAGAATAATTTAATTGTTTTATATAAAAGAAAATAATTATTATCTATTTCAATATTTATTGTGTTATTATCCATATATATTATTATTATAAAATTAAAATATTTATAAATATAATATTTATAAATATTATATACTAGGATAAAATTCCCATTTAACATCTTTACATATTTTTTTCCATATTTCATCTTGTGATCTTAACTTTGATCTACTTTTTAAAAGAGGAAAACATTTGACATAATCATCTAATTCTAATAATTGACAGAATTTATGTAAAACATAAGAATAACTTAAAAAATTAATTCTTGTTTTAGGACAATATTTTTCAAATGGTTCTTGTATTAAATCAAACATTTTTTTAAATTCATTTTCAATTTCTCTACTAATCGTAGGAGCTGGTTTATTTGTAATTTTTGATTTAATATATGGAATATGTTCATAATAATCATTTAATTTTAATTTCTTTAATATTGATTTAAATTGTGTTAATGATACTTTATCTATTTTTTTAACTCTCATTTTTTTTAATTCATTAACTATTAATTCAATAATCTCATTATTTATTTCAGTTGATTCTTTAGCTTGAAATTGACTTAACCCTTTGGACTATACCTTAAGCTCATTTTTTATTTCTATAAATAAAAAAATGAACCCACATCCATCTAGTCTCTGAACCTTTTTCAATATATGAATATTGAAACTTGGATGCGGATTGTCATGTTTTCCTAATCTTTTTACCTTTGGGGATGGCAATTAACCATGTTCCTCTTAAATATTACTAAATAAGAGTGGTAATTAGGAATTATGATTTTCCCGCAATTTGAATGTGTTGCATTATAATAATAATAATACTAGCATAAACTTTTTACCATATAATGGAATTTATGCTCTTACGAGCAGTTAAGATTATAAAAAATATCCACTCGCAAAAATGATTTTTTCTTTTATATGGAAATGTTGGTTTTTCAATCATTGGATCTTTATAATTGGTAGATTCGTTTTCAATTATACATCTCTCTACATCCCCACAATTTACACATGCATATATACCTTCAGAATAAATTAAAATTTTATCTATATTACAATTTATACAAACTTTATTATTTTTTTTGGGTAAAAAATATCCTTCTAATAATGTTTTATAATCTTCATATAATGAAGCTCTATCTAACTTTATTTTTTTTTGATTTAAATCATTGTTTTCTTCTTTTAATATTTCTTCAGATTTATTTTCTTCTATTATATTTTTATTAATTATTAATTTACTATTTAATTCAGATTTTTCTTTTGTTGAATCTAAATAATCAAAAATATTATTATTTTCTTTTATTAATGATTCAATATTTTTTACTCTTTTTCTTGTAATTTTTTTTTCCTTTCTTCTTAATTTTGATAAATAATTTAACATCTCTAATTTATCAACCCTCTCTTTTTTAAAAATATCGTTTTCTGTTATATCTTGAAAAAAACTGTTACTTTCATTAACATTTACAAATTTTTCTTTTTCATCATTTATAATGTTTTCCTTTTCATCATTTATAATGTTTTCCTTTTCATCAAAATTATTCTTTTTATTATTATGTATAATATTATCTTTTAGATTTTCATCATAAACTTTATCTTCGGATATAATTGTATTTCCATCAATTATATCATAATAATTAAAAAGTATATCATAGGTTCTACTATAATAATCTAATTCCTTATCATAATTAATAATTTCATTTATTTCAGTTTCTAAATTATCTATATCAGTTAATAATTGAGATTTCATATTTGTAAAATTTTCATCATCTATATTTTTATTAATATCTTCTAATTTTTTTTGTAATTTTTCTAATTTTAATTCTTTTTTAGGTAGATTTTCTCTTTTTTTAATCATATCTTCACTAATCTTAGAATGAGAACTATCTAAGGTACTAATGTTTGTAAGATATTTGATTTTATCAGGTTTAAATTTAAACTGATAACTATTCATATATAATTATTTAATTCTAAGATCTTTAAATTTAATTTTTTTATATTTAAAATTTATTTTTTATATTTTTATAAAAAAAATCATATTTTGGCTTCTTTATTATTTTTACTATTTTTTTAATATATTAAATATATAAAGCATTTTTTATTATTTATTAAATTTTTTTTATTTTTTTTTTTTCTAAATCTATAATAATAATAACACATGGGTGGTGGTTTAATGCAATTAGTAGCTTACGGTGCTCAAGATGTTTATCTTACCGGAAATCCTCAAATTACTTTCTTTAAAGTTGTATACAGAAGATACACTAACTTTGCTATTGAAACTGTTGAACTTACTCTCAACGGTACTGCAGATTTTGGCAAGAGAGTCACTGTTACTATCACTAGAAACGGTGATCTTGTAACCAAGATGTACTTAAGAGTTGAATTAGCACAAGTTACCATGAATAACGTTCCTCAATCAGAACTCGAACGAAGCAAATATTTATTTGCTTGGGTTAGAGAAGTAGGAAACTTCCTCATTGATAACATCCAATTCGAAATTGGTGGTTCTCAAATTGATAAACACTGGGGACACTGGATGAGTACTTGGCATGATCTTACCAAGGATGTTAATACTGAACCTGCTTACAACGCACTTGTTGGAAATGTTGATGAACTTACCTTACTCAGATCTCCTGATGCTCAAGGAAACTTCACTCAAAACTATATCTTATTCGTACCTCTTGTTTTCTGGTGCAACACTAACACTGGTTTAGCTCTTCCTTTAATCGCTCTTCAATACCACGAAGTCAGATTATGGATTGAAATCAACCCCTTCCAAGAATTAATCTGCTATTCTAACAACCTCTCCTTATCCAGACTTGGAAATGGTATTGGTGTTATGGCTGATATGTCTTTACTCGTTGATTACGTATACATTGATACTGAAGAAAGACGAAGATTCGCTCAAGTTGGTCATGAATACCTTATTAACCAACTCCAATTTACTGGTGTTGAATCCGTTAATAATAACCCTCTCAGAGTTAAACTCGGCTTTAATCACCCAACTAAGGAACTTATCTGGGATATCAAATCTGGTGATTACATCTCTGGAAACTCCCCCTTCCTTTGCTATTCTAACAGTGATGACTGGGCTCTCGCTCTTCAATATGCTGCTAACAACGTTATCAGCGGTTCAGTCACTGTCGGTGATACTTCAGCTATCCCTGTTCCAACTCCTAACGCTTCCCCAGAAGTTAATATCTCATCTGTTCTTTATGACAACTGGAACACTGTCAACCCTGTAAATACTAACACTACTAACTCTTCTAAATATTCCGTATTTACTTATGTTGCTGGTCAAGGTGTTGATGACAGCCAACCTCCTAGCGTATATGCTAAACAATTATATGCTCAAGCTAACGGTGCTTCTGCTGATGTTTCTAACGTTAACTTCAAATTCAGACGTGATGTTCTTACTAACCCTCAAAAACCAAGCTACAACCTCGGTGACTATGTTACTAAGTTTGTTATCCTTGTTTACTACAACGTCATCTCCGCTGATGGCACTGGCAAAGTTGGAACTTTAACCTACTCCGTTAAGGCTGTAGAACAAGATATCACTGTTAGAGATGTTTCAGTTCCCGTCGCAAGCTGGACTGATAACAGATACTCTGCTAGCAGTGGCCAAAACGGATACTCCGATATGGATATCTGGGCTATCTTACCTACTGTTACTGGTCTCCTCATCAATAACAAATATAACCCCGTCAAGACTGGTCTTATCCAACTTAACGGTCATGATAGATTTGATACCAGAGAAGGAGCTTACTTTAACCTCATTGAAACTTACAACTACCACAGCTCTACTCCCGCTAACGGTGTTAATGTTTATTCCTTCGCTTTACATCCCGAACAACATCAACCCTCAGGCACTTGCAATCTTTCAAGAATTGATAACACCACTCTTATCCTCCACTTATGGACTGATACTCCTTATGCTGATCCTTCAAGAAACCCTCCTCCTCTTTCTGTCGTTGGACCATCAACCGAATGCTATATCTATGATACTAACTACAATGTTTTAAGAATAATGAGTGGCATGGGAGGTTTGGCGTATTCAAATTGAGGGGACAAAATCAAGGGACCAACAATTATATATTATATTATACTATTGTATTCTTTATATATTCTATTGATTAATTATAAAAAAATATTATTATAAAATAATATTTTTTCTTTGTAAAGGGACCAACATTTATTTAGTTATAAAAATTTATTTATTATTCTTTTCTAAATCCTTTTTCTTCTTTCTACTCTCAGCTATTTCTTTCGCACGCATTTTTCTAAATTCTTCATCTCCATATTTTTCTCTTAGTTGTTCTCGCTGTTTCTGTTTCTTCAGTCTTTCAGCTTCTCTTTTTTCCTCAGGAGTTTTTTTATTAAGATGTTTCAATACATTATCATCAGTTTTTTTCTCTCTATAATTTTGTTTCCTAATTTTTTCTTTTTCTCTAATATTGATTTCTAAAATTTCAATATTTTTATTAACATTTTTTCTAATTATTTCTTCATCTGTATCTATAGTACTATCATCACTTTCTGTTTCATTATCACTTTGAAAATTATTTATATTTTTTTTAAAAAATTTATCAATTCTTTCTTTTGTAATAATCTTTGGTATAAACTCAATATTTTTTACTTCAAATTTTCTTTTGATTAAAATCTTTTTAAATTTATCAAATATAGTTTGTAAAGAAAATTTATTTTTGATAAAATTACAATTTCCACAACATGGTTGGACGTTTTCTAAAATATAACCTTTATTATTATCTACTCTATCAATACCATTTTGATGTTCATTGTCGGTTTTTTTACCACATAAATAACAATTATGATGTATCAAATATAAGAATATTTTTTTATCTAAATTAAATTCTATTTTTCTCCTAGCAGCATTAAGAGCATAATGTTTATAATTTGTAGATTTATTATTAGTAAAATATTTATCATAAAGTTTTCCATCAATTAATTTACTATTAGTCATAATATGTTCTATTTTTTTTATAAATACTTCTTGATTTAATGAACCTTTCATCCAATTACAAATTTCACAACATGATACAATATTATCTTTTATATAATCTCCTTTACAATCTATTCTATCTATACCATTAAAACCTTTTTCTTGTATATCTCCACAATAAAAGCATTCTTTTTTACAAATTTCTATAAATTCTTCTCTTTTTATTTCAAATAATAAATTTTTAGATTTTGCTGATATAATATAGGTTTTAAATGATGTTTCTATATTATTTTTTTTATTTTCATTTATTTGTTCTACCTTTTCAGGATTTTTATCTCTCCATGCTTTCATACAGGAAGCATTATTTTCCCAATATTTTTCATCCTCATTTTCAATTCTTTTAGCTCTATAATCTAACCAATAACCTGCTACTTTATCATAATTTTCCTCTTTCCATCCGTTTTTTGTTTCTATGCGTTCAGGTTTTTTAGCATTTTCTTTTCTTTTGATAATTATTTCTTCTGTTATATTCCTTTTTGAGTCAATTATTCTTGCTTTCTCTCTACATTCTATACATTTTTTTGTTATGATGCCATTTTTATCTATAAAATTTATCTTATTACTAAATTTTTTACATTTTTTACACTTAATTTCATAATTACAATTATTTATTTCATCTAATATTTTATCATCAATATATTTATTATTTCTCCAATTTCTTATTATTATATTTTTTTTTTCAATTAATTCATCTGTTTTATTTTCTATTTCTTCATCTGTTTTATTTTCTATTTCTTCATCTGTTTTATTTTCTATTTCTTCATCTGTTTTATTTTCTTTTTTTTCTTCTGTTTTATTT